CTGCAGCTACAGCCCTGCGCCGTCTGCGCGCTTCGCCCCTTGCACGCTATACCCCAGGACCACCGCACAGGGCCTTCCTGATGGACGCTGAGCGCTTCCGGCTGCTACGTGCACCCTCGCAGTCGGGGAAGACCCTTGTCGCCGCATATGAGACGGTCTCGCGCTGCCTGGGCCAACACCCCTATCAGGACGTTAGGCCTCCGCCGATCGAGGTGCGCGTGTTGTGTCACAGCTTCCGGCAGTCGGTGGTGGTGCAGGCGAAGGTGTACGACTTCCTGACGCCTCGCATGCTGGCGAGCGACTGCAGCTTTCACCCGGCGCGAGGCTTCAAGCACAACACGGTGAGCTTCGCCAACGGGTCGCGGATCGTCTTCGTCACCGCCGAGCAGGACCGGCTAGCCCTTGCGTCTGCCACGCTCGATCTGGTTTGGGTAGACGAACCGCCGACGGAGACCGCCTACGCCGAGAGCGCCTCGCGTCTGGTGCAGACGGGCGGCAGTATGTACCTCACGCTTACGCCTGTAGGTCGTCCAGTGGGATGGCTCAAGGATGAGGTAGAGCGCGGCGTGCTGAGTGAGACACACTTCAGCCTGAGCGCGGAGGCTTGCCCCTGGATGACTGAGGCTCAGGTAGAGGAGGCGATCAACGTCTGCCTCCCCAGCCAGCGACCGCAGGTCATCTACGGTGACTGGGATGGGGTGACCCCTGACCGCTACTTCGCAGCCTTCGATGACGATATGGTGACTGAGGACCTGCCCGACCGCGAGCTAAGTATCGGTGTCGGCATCGACCATGGCGAAGACGTCGGTCGAGAGGTCGCCCTGCTCTGCGCCTTCGAGCGCGACCCGAAGCGACCGAGAGTCTGGTTCCTCGATGAGTACGTCTCGCAAGGCAAGACAGGCATCGAAGCAGACGCGCTCGGCATCGTCGCCATGCTCGAGCGGGCGGGCGTCGGACCCGAGGCCGTCGACGAGGCCCGCGGCGATACGAATAGCGCCGGTAAGTCCCAGGCAGGGTACGCGATCAACACGCTCTTGACAGAGAGCATCGCGACGCTCTCGGGCTACCCCGAACACTCGCCGCCCTTTCGCATCAAGCCAGCGCGCAAGGGACCCGGCAGCGTCGTGTATACGAGCCGTCTCCTTCACGCCGCCATGGTGAAGGGAGATATGCGTATCCACCCGCGCTGCTCGAATCTCGTCGAGAGCTTCCGTCATTGGCGCGGCCCGGGCGGTGACCAAAAAAACAAAGACCTCTCCCACGCTCTCGATGCGGCACGCTACATCGGGCGCTCCTTCCTTGACACTCGCGCTGGAGGCATCCAGTCTCTCCGTGTAAGGTGACCCCGCATGGCTCATACCAACGACCCTAGACCGCAGCAGCAGCGACCTCCTCTGCCTGACAACGAAGACGAGAAGCGTCGCTCGCACTCTCGCCTGCGTCGTCGCATCATCGAGGGATGGTGGCGTCGTGACCTCGACGAGCGCGTCGCTGAGTTCTTCGCAGAAGGTACAGCGGCCAGGCTCGGGTACCGCGACCAGACTCGGAACCTGTTCCGCTCCATCGTCGACCAGATGTCGCGACTGTACGGCAAGCCGCCCACCATCGAGCACGCAGACGCGAACGAGGACAAGGTCGCAGACTTCTCGAACAAGCTCCGAGCTGCTGAGCTGTGGCCCGTACTCGGTCGCAACCAGCGACAGGTGGTCGGCATGCGGGAGTCGCTCGTGCGCGTTGCGTATGTACCCGACGACGGGCTCCAGTTCCGTGTCGTGCCGTCTGACATGGTATGGGCCGCAGCGACGCCCGACCGACCGAACGACCCGAGCGCAATCATCGAGGCGCGTATCAGGACGTTGACCATCGGCGGCAAGGAGGAGGCTCGCTGGACGTGGGACGTCCTCGACATCAGAGACGAGCCGAGCTACCGAGTCGTCCTGCCTGTCGGCTCTCGACTCGACAAGGCGACAGACATCACCGAGCAAGTCCTCGGCGGCGACTTCTCGGGCAGTGCATACCCGTACATCGTCGACTCCAAGCCTGTCATCCCGTATGTCCTCTATCACGCAGAGGGAGGCGGCGACAGCCTGTGGGATGCGTACACAGGCAAGGAGATGGTCGAGGCGACGTTGACTGTCGCGACGCTCTGGACCTTTTGGAATTACTGCGTTCGGGATGCGTCGCACCCGATACGCGGGCTAGCGAACGGCATCATCAGGGGCACCGCTACGAAGGGCGGCAATAGGTCATCGAGACGAGAAGTCGCAGCAGACCCGACCACCATGCTGATGATTGACAGCGAGGGAGCTGGCTCGGTGCAAGCGCTGCAATGGAGCGCAGGCTCCGACCCCTCGAACCTCCAGCTTGCCATTGACGCCTACGAACAACGCTCGCTCATCTCTGCTGGCATCAGTCCCGCAGACATTCAGCAGACAGGCTCCCAGAGCGGCTATGCCATCAGCTTGAAGCGCGAGGCAGTGCGAGAGCGGCAGCAGGCGCTGATGCCTCAGATGGAGGCAGGCGACCGTCGCGTCCTCGCTCTCGCTGCGAGCCTCTGCAACCGATACGAGGGCGAGTCGTTCCCCGATGTCGGGTGGAACCTGAGGTATAGCCAGATACCGTTGACGACAGACGAGCGCACTGCGCGCATCGCCGAAGCCCGAGCTGGGCTCGAACTCGGCACGAGAAGCATCGTCGATATCGTCATCGCCGAGAATCCTGGATGGACCCGAGACGAGGCTGCCTCGTGGCTCGAGCGAGTTCAGGCGGAGAGCGCCGCCCTGCGCGGTGTCTCTGCCACGACCGGAGTCGAGGGGCAGGCTGAGGGCGGCGAGGATGAAGCAGGAGACGTCGCAGAGACAGAGAGCGCGCCATCCGAAGAGAAGCTCGCGGATACTGCGCTGAACGGAGCGCAAGTCGTCGCAGCGATGACCATCGTTCAGAGCGTGGCAGAGGGTACCCTGCCCCGAGACGCGGGCCTGTCGATGCTGTCCGAGTTCTTCAATCTTCCGAGAGACGCAGCGGAAAGAATCATGGGGTCGGTGGGTCGAGGCTTTCGTCCCGCACAACCAGAGAAACCAGCAGGAGGTGATCAGTGACAGACGCAACCATTCCAGAGGAGCGCTTTCAGCAGGAGGTCGAACGACGCAAGGCAGCAGAGCGCCAGGCGGCAGAAGCGGCAGAGAGCCACGCAGCGCTGACGGCGCAAGTCGCCGAGCTGACGACGAAGGTCGAAGCATCGTCGACGCTACAAGCCCAGCTCGACGCAGCGACGCGCTCGGCGCAGACACAAGCGCACCACGTCGGCATGCTCGAGAATGGCGTCCGCACGCAGAGCGTCCGAGACTTCATGCTGCACCAACATCAGCAGCACGCAGAGCAGGCAGGCGCAGAGGCGCAGCCTTGGCCCGACTGGTTCAGCACGAACAAAGACCGCATGATTCAAGACCTGTCCTCGCTGCGTCCACCTGAGCCCGTCGCAGCAGCACCGACAGCGACGACGCCCGCACTCGAGCAGCCGTCAGCGCCCGCCCCTGTGCCTGTGCCCGCACCGCAAGCGAACAACGGCGCGCAGCCTACCCCGCCTCCGACGCAGTCATACGTCCCCGGATCTATCTCGGGACTGCCGATGGACGAATGGAAAGCGAACAAGGGCGAGCTGATGCAGGGACTCGTCTTGCCGTGGTCATCTTGACGGTTGACAGTCTCGGCGTCGTCTGCCTATCGTTGTCGTTGATGTCTCCTCCATGCTGTCGCCGAGCGTAATCGGGCGCTAAGGGAAGAGACGTCATCGGTCACGCCGTCGCCGGGTAGTCCAACGGGCGCTAAGGACCGAACAGATAAACCATCAACTTGGCGCGCTGCGTCATAGAATAAGGACTGCCTACCATGGCCAATGAAATTACCTACTTTGGGACACAGGGCGGCAATATGCGCGCCGCTGAGGTGTTCAATACCCTCCTGTGGGAAAACCTCTGCGACCGAATCGATCTACGCTCGCTCGGCTTGAAGCTCGGCGACGTCGGTGGCTCTGGCTCCGACACGCTCGCGACTCCGACGGTGACACTCGCCGATCCGATGAACGCAGCCAACACCAACGAGACGGCCGCGTTCGATAATGATGCCTTGACTCATAACCAGTTCTCGGTTTCCGTGGCCCAACAAATCATAAGCTACGGGCTCTCGGACAAGTTTATGATCACTGGCGCAGCGGGCCAGCTCGACCTCGGTCGACTCGCTCAGGCTGCTGCTGATGCGTACTCGCTACGAGTAACCGATATGGTCTGCGGCATCATCGATAGCTTCGCCACGACCGTTGGAACCACGACTGTCGACCTCACTACTGACGAATGGTTCGACGCCATGTTCGGGCTGGAGCAGAATATCGTTCCTGGGCCGTACGCCGCGGTCTTGTTCCCGACGCAATACACCGACCTCCAGTCCTCGCTTCGCAGCGAAGGCGGCGCGGTGCAGTTCATGCCTGCGACTGCCGAGCAGCTCGCGATTCGAAGCCCTGGTTTTAAGGGAAGCTATCTCGGCGTCGACATCTGGACCAGTGACAGCGTCGCAACCGCGAACGCTGGCGCCGACTCCGCTGGCGCCATGTTCGGTGCTGGCGCGTGGGGCTACGTCGAAGCGTCTGCCAAGTCGCAGATGCCGGGTTCCATTGCGGCATCCGTTCCAGCCGGTAGTCCGGTGTACGCAGAGTTTGCGAGGACTGCCGACCCCGGCATCTCTCGCGTCGTCGCCCACGCCTTCGTTGGCGTGTCAGCAATCGAAGATCTCCGAGGCGTGTCAATTATTACTGACCGATAGTCGACGACGTCAACAGAATCTCGGGCGGCGGGGCACCCCCTCAACCTCGCCCCGCCGTCCGCGATTCACAACAAGGACAGGAACAGAATGTCAGCAATCGTCGGACAGAGAGTTACTCAGCAAGACAGCCCCGACGCGCCGAAGCTACCAGCTCGGACGAAGTCGACCTCGAGCTTCATGTATATGCATCATCCGCATCGGTGGCAGTTCATCGAGGAGACGGGCGAGTGGCTCCCGCTCCTCGGCAAGCTGAAGACAGACCCCGGCGTCGGCGGCGTGACTGATGAGGGCGGGACCGACCTCGCAGTGGCGCAGCATACGCGCCGAGGCTGGCATATGATTCGACCGAGCGACGAGCGGCTCGGCAAGTTCCGCTGGTACGTTCAGAAGATTCCGAAGGCAGGTAAGGGAGTCGTCCACGCAGACGCGACAGAGGGCGTCGAGGTCATCGGCGGTCGAGCGTTCTGGCGAGAGGGCGGCGAGGCCTACTATGAGTTCCTGCGCCATCTGTCGTCGTCTGGCATCATCGCCACCGTCAGCAAGCAAGTCGTCCGACTCAAGGTCGAGCAGCAGTTGCAGACCATCGACCGCATGCAGAGCGCAGTTGCTAACGCGCCGCACAATCAAATCCTCAGCGCCAGGCTCGATGCGGCGACGAGGACTCTCGAGGCAATGCAACGCAAGCCACTCGCGACCATCGACACGAAGCCGAAGTCGAAGCGACGCAAGTCGATGGACATGACATGAGCGAGAAGCAGGGCTACCGCGAGGCGATGACGCGACTGCAAGGTCGTCTGGTCGAGAGCGGCATGGACTCGAGGCGCGCAGAGCAGAAGGCGCGAGAGACAGCAATCAAGAGAGACAGAGCTGCCAGAGACGGCAGCGACAAGCGAAAGAGATAACCCGGCCCGAAAGGGTCGCTCAATGGAGCGGGTAACATGGCAAAAGGAACGAAGCATATCGGCCACGGCGTCAAGGTCAGAGACAATGGCGCGGTGTATATAAAGGCCCTCGACGCAGCAACCACGGACCAATTCGAGACTGACCCAAGCAAGGCAGGCGAGATTGTGTTCTGGATTGACGAGTCGGGAGACAACTTCAAGGCGGCTGTGGTCTACAGCAACGGCACGACCAGCAAGACCCTAACGGTCGCGTTCGACTAAGGGGCGACCATGAGTTTATTCAACGTGGACGCTTTGACGTTCGCGAACCAGGCAGTCAGCGAGAGCGCCGCCCAGGCAGTCACCGAGGATGGCGGGGCAGGGGTCGCAGTGGGAAGGCTCCTCGGGGTCCGAGCCACCATCTCTGACAACGACGGCGACACTGGCGATGCGGTGACGATCAAGGTCTACAAGAGCAGCGCGCTCACGGTGGCGGGCGGCGGTGAGGAGCTGTACTCTGCCGACTTCTCGTTCTCGTCTGATGCGGAGACGCTCAGCGACCTCCTCGCCAGTCCCGTTCCGTTCTTTGCTCAGCCGCACGTCACCATCACCCCCGCATCTCAAGCGGACACCGACATGGTGGTCACGCTGTACATCGACGACGGCAGGTGAAGCATGGGCGCGGTCTTCCGCAAGCATCCGAAGCAGGAGCAGCCGGTCCCACGATCGCAGGTGCAGACAGAGCATCCGGCGCAAGGCTTCGACCCGAGACATCTGAGCACCGAACTCCTTGTTTGGTGCCGAGCTGACGCTGGCGTAGAGACGAACGGGTCGACCGTTTCCGGATGGCGCGACATGAGCGGGCGCGGTCGCGACTTCGCACAGGCGACAGCAGGCAATCAGCCGGCCTTGAGGGCATCCGGCCAAGGCGGGCGGCCAGAGATGGTATTCGATGGCGCTGACTCGATGACCGGATCTAGCCTCTTTCCGATGCTGTCTAGTGCATCAGAGTGGACGCTGGTCATGGTGCTCGGTCAGGGTTGGTCGGATACGGGTGCTAGCGGGGCCTACCAGAACTCACCCGGCATCATCACAGCCTCCGACTCTGCTGGGTACTTCGGCGCGGGCATTGTCAGCAGTGACGGCCCTGGCGGCGGGATCTACAACGCCGGCTACAAAGAGAGCGCCCCGCCGTCTGGGGCCATTCAGTCAGCAGGAGACCCCTGCATCTTCGTGCTTTACTCTGACTCCGGGATCAAGTCTCGACTCAACGGCTCGGCAGGATCGACGGCCACGGGCGCTGCGATGCTCTCGACCGCAACTACCCTGGAGATAGGCGACAGCGCTGCGGGCCACTCGGACGAGCCCTACGACGGCCCGATGTCTGAGGTGTTGATCTTCGATGGCGTGCTGAGGCAGAATGAACTCGCATCGCTTGAGGACTACCTCAGCGACCGCTATAGCATCAGGGTGTCGGGCTGATGCGCTGGTTGGTATTAGAGACAGCGGGCGCCGCCAGGGCGCGTGAGGCTGAGCTATCGGCAGCGACGGGCTACCCACGACCAGCGGCAGCGACAGACCGCATCGTGGAGGCTATCAGTCACATCGACGGGCGCGGAGCCGTGCCAGTCCCAAGCAACGTCTGGTCGTGGTCCCACGGTTGCGAGATTGACTTATCCATGTTGCTGACAGACATCGAGCGCGCCGCGCTGTACACCCCGGCAGACATGGCCGAGGGCGGATGGTTTAATACTGTGGAGATTCTCTGATGCCGCAGGAGACGCAGTACGCGCACCGACACGGACTTCCCGACTTCATCGTTCGAGGCAGGGTCAACCTGCTCGAGTGCCCGGTCTATAGCGGCTCGACGTTGACGGCTCCGTCGAGCGGCACTGTCGATGTATTCAAGGGCGACGGCACGAAGCTCGTCGACGGGCAGTCTGTCACCATCACGGCAGACATCGCCACCTATAGCGTCGCAGCGCTGACGCTACCGACGACGATGTCGCTCGAGGACAATTGGCTCATTGTCTGGTCGCTGACTCTGGCGGGCAGCGCTCACACCTTCCAGCGCTCTGCTGCTCTCGTGCGCCGCGAGCTTCATCCTGTCGTGACTCCCGCAGACATCAGCGCAATCCATCAGGACGCCTCGTCGCTGCTCGCTTCGGGACAGACGCTCGCGAACTTCATCGACGAAGCGTGGGACATGATTCAGCGCAGGCTGTTAGCTGCTGGTCGTCGACCCTATCTCGTCCTTTCCGACTTCGCCTTGTTCGATGTTCACAGGCAGCTCGCGGTCGGTCTGCTGTTCCTTGACGCAGCCAGTTCGGTGGGCGACGGCAGATGGTCAGAGATGGCAGAGCAGAGTCTCGAACGATACGAACAAGAATGGGCGCGGTTGTCGCTGACCTATGACATGGACGAAGACGGCGTCGCCGCAAGCGATGAGCAAGGCATAGCTGGCCCGACAGCAGTCTACCTCGGTGGCCCAGGCAGGAGCGCACGATGGCAGTGGGGGCGCTGAACCGCTCGCAAGTCCGAGCGAATATGTCGACGCTTCTCGGGGCTGCTTCTGGCGTTGCCGAGTCCGCATGGATTGACGTCGAGTCGGGGCCGCAAGGCAGAGCGCACTTGTATTGGTCGCTTGCCTCTATCTCGAGCGCTGACGCTGGACATCGAGCAAGGACAGGGACAGTCGTCGGGCGTCGGTACTCGCTCGTCGTTCGATACGCTCACCGCATCAATCCCAAAGACAGAGAAACAACTCGAGACGCAGCGCTCGACAACCTCGACGCGCTCGAGCGAGCTGTTCGCAACTCGACGAACGCAGCGCGGGCGAGCCTCGAAGTCACGTCGTGGAACGACGTCGAGCGGCTGAGCCCATCGCGAGAGTGGCTCATCTGGGACATCACCATCAAGGCCTTCTCCTTGTTCGACCTGGCGGGCTGACATGGGCGACACCTTCCAAGCAGTTGCTCTCGACCTCGCCGACGTTATGAAGTCGGTGGAGTTCACGCCGAAGCTCCGTCGAGACTTGCTGAAGACTCTCGCCGAGAGCGAGGGTCGCTTCGACATGGAGTTCCGCAAGGAGGACTTCGGCGGCATCGTTCGTCTTCGTAGGGTGAAGGCGACCTCAGCGATCCGAGATTGGAAGACCGGCAGAGTCATCGAAGCAGCGAACACCGAGGGCGACCTGCCAGTCAAGAGCGGGCGCTTCGTCGCGGGCTGGAACTGGAAGTTCAAGGGCACGAACGCAACGGTCGAGAGTCGCGTCCCGTATGCCGTCCACGCGCACAAGGTCGACGAGGACCCCGGCGAAGGACTCAAGGTGGTGACGAGGTTCCTCGAGAAGGATTGGGCGAGAGCAGCAGACGAGATGGCAGACGTCATCGAAGACCACCTGAACGGGTCGCTGGCATGACGTTCGTCAATCTCAGCATCGACGGAGAGCGTCGACTCGGTGTCTCTGCTGACGCACTCTCTGACAGCGCTCTCGGCGAACTCGAGGAGATAATCGAAGGCATCGCTGACGCAGTCGAGGAAACAATCTTCACGAGCTGGCCCGTCGACACTGGCAGGTCGCTTCGGGCATGGCGTGTCTACGTCGACGGCTTGAACCTCATCATCGAGAATCCAGTCGAGTACGCATCGTGGGTCCACCCGAAGGGCACGAAGCATCGCGGCGATGACCTCGGCATAGCCGCCGAGATGATTCAGATTGAAGCCGAGCGAGGCTGGCAGCAGAAGGAGGGGCGCATGCGTCGCATCGTCGAAGGCGATGTCGATAGCTCCCTTCTCGGCGACTCTGTCTCCGCTGCTGCGACGACTGCGGCGATGCGTCTGGCGGGCGTGTCTGAGCTGCCAGGCGGCGAACTCTTTACTGCACTCCGCGAGACGTTTACACTCTCGTCAATTGCGTCCCGCGAGAGTGGAAGACAACAACGACGACGACGGGGATGACCCGATAGGAGAATAAGGACATGACCGAATCCACAATCATCCACACTAAGCTGGACGGACAGTTGACGCTGGGCTCTCAATGCACCGCAGGCGGCGGCGCGTTCAGTGCGGCAGCAGGCATCAACTCAGGCGCCGACACTTATACCGTCGCCTACGAAGCTGGCGACCTGAGCTTGACCATTCCGCAGGCGAGCGTCTCCAACTACCTCGACCGGGGCAAGATCACCGATCCTCCCGCGCTGCGCTATGGGGACGATCAAAGCATTTCGTTCTCGTTCAGTTGTTACTTCCGCGATCTGACGGACTCGGGGGCTCCTGCCCTGGTGGACATCATCAACAACGAGGGATACGCAGGCTCCAACTGGGTGTCGACTCTGTCGACCTCCATCGCGTCAGACGATGCCGAGGTCTTCACTATCGACCTCCGATGGATTGTGACTAACCAGGGCAACGCTTCGGACGTTCACAAGCTCGTCCTGCCGTACTGCACTGTCAATTGCGCCATCGCCGAAGGCGACCCGAACACTGTCACCATCAACGGCACCTGTTGGGCCGCAGAGCCGTCGGTGATTCTCTGATGGCTAGCAAGGTCGAGAAGCTACAAGAGCAGATTGCCGACGCTCGCAAGCGACGCTCGTCGGACATCGCGCTCCTTCAATCTGAACTCTCCAAAGAAGTCGCCAAGGCGGCGAAGAAGAAGGGCGGGAACGGTGCGTCGACTCCAGCATCCTCGGACGATTCCTGATAGCTCGCCCGCATACTTCGTTGCCTCCGTGCCAGGTCACGGCGACCACGACTACCGCATTCCACGACCGTCTATCGTTGCGCGACTCTTGAAGCCGCTCATCGGGTCGGGCTTGTGGCGCATCAACCGAGACGACATCGGCGACATCGACGAGGTCCAAGCCGAACTTGTCGAAGAGTCAGTCGGCGCAGCCATTGGCATCTGTTGGCGACATCGCGAACTGGAGATGGAGACGAAGCGTCGAGACTTCGAGCGCGGCGTCGACGGTCTGATGGAGTTCGGTGCTGAGGTCATGGGCGAGCTATACGAAGCGGGCTACTCCCAAGACCAGGTGACAGTGCTCGGCAACGAGATGGTGACCAAGCTGATGATTGCGTTCCCGTCGCCTGCCAAGGAGGTGCAGGAGCGGGTGGATTTTACTGTACCCCGGACGGGTTCGGAGACTTCCTTGACCTCGACCTAGGAGTCTCGCTGTTCGGGGAGCCGCACGCGCTGCTCCAGTTCGACGAGGAGACACGTCTCGAACTTCGAGCGTACTGGCAGATCCTTCGAGCGACAGACCACCGCAAGGGGAGCGGACGAGCGTCTGCGCTGAAGCCGTCCGACCTTCGCATGATGACCGGGACGCCAGCGACAGCAGGAGACATGGCCCATGTCTGGCTGATGTCGCACCCGGCACCGAGCAAGGACAAGCAAGGCGCGGGCCTTCGTTCTGCGTGGAAGCAGGGCGGCGCAAGCGAGAAGACGCTGGACTTCTGGTTGCAGCAGTAAGGAGCGAGCATGGCACGCAAGATTCGGTTCGAGTTCGTCGGAGATACCAGCCAGCTCCAAGGCAGCCTCGACCAAGTACAGCAAGACAGCGACAAGCTCGGCGGCTCGTTCGACGATACGTTCAAGAACAAGGGCGCAGGCGGCGCAATCAAGGCGACGGTGGCGTTCGCCAAGGCGCACCCCGCGCTGGTTGCGCTCGGCATTGCGGCGACTGCCCTCGGCGTTGCGCTCGTCAAGGCATCGCAAGCCACTATCGAGTTCGCCGCCAGGGCCGATGTCATCGCGAAGAAAGCCCGCGCAATCGGCACGTCGGCAGAAGACCTGCAAGTCATGCAAGGCGCGCTCGAACTTGGCGGCGTCGCAGCAGAGACGACAGCGAACGCAATCCAGAAGCTCAGCGTCAACCTCGGCATGGCTGCGAAAGGCAGCAAGATGCAGGTCGAGGCGCTCGAAGACCTGAACCTAACCTTCGAGCAGCTCGAGGCGGTGCCGCTCGATGAGAAGATGGCACTGATAGCCGACGGCATGGTCGCCATGACCAGCCAGAGCAAGCGAGCGCAGGCAGCGCAGGCGCTTCTCGGCCGCGGTGCGATGGACATGCTCGCAGCCTTCGACGAGGGCGGCGACGCTATTCGCAAGTCTTCGGAGATGGTCAAGGCTGCTGGCATCATCAGCAACCTGACAGCGAAGGAGAGCGAAGCGCTCACCGACGCTGTCACCATCGCAACGAGACAGTGGCAGCGACTCAAGGACGGCGCGCTCGAGCCGTTGATTCCCATCGTCACCGTCATCGTCACCAAGCTCGGAGAGATGTTCCAGATCCTCTCCGAGACGGGGGTTCTCCAAGCGCTTGCGACGTCTGTCGCGTTCGTAGCCGAGAAGTTCATCGGGCTTACAGACGAGGTCGAGCGGTTCAAAAAGGAGACGTCAGAGGCGGCAGCGGCGCAGAGCGACTCCTCCGCAGACCTTGAAAAATACAAGGGGAAGATCGCCGAGCTATCCGGAGTGGTCGCCGAAGCTCGAGAGAAGCAGAAGTTTCTGAACGATCTAATCAAGGCAACTCCTTGGCGCGACCATACGAAGACTCTGGAGGATGTCGCCCAAATCGAGCGGGAGCTGAACAGCTCCAGTAATCAGATTTATGAGGACGGGAAGCTGCGCCATGGCGGACGAATCGGAGCCGCCAAGGAGTTGCGAACCTGGACGAAGCTGCTCGAGATGGAAGAGGCGAGGCTGTCTGATGCTCGACTGAAGGCGCAGGACGCATCAAGAGACCTGGCAGAGAAGGAGAAGAAGCTCGCAGAGGCTCGCAAGAAAGCAGCAGAGGACGAGAAGAAGAGAGCGGCGCGGAGCAAGGCATACGCAGCAGCAGCCAAGGCGAACATGGCGGCAGCGACGACGCAAGTCGAGACGTGGTCGAAGGCGAACGAGCAAGCGACCATCGACAGGCTCGAAGACATCGAGAAGCTCGACGCAGAGGAAGCGCGTCTGCTCGAGACAATTCAGGAGACGGCAGGAGATGCAATCGCCGCCACTGGGGTTTCCGCAGCGAAGAAGGCGGAGCTTGCAGAGGCGGCGATGAAGCGCATCGAAGGGGTGGAGCAGGAATATGCTCAGAAGCGCGCAGACCTCATGGTCGAGATGGCGAACGCCGAGAGGGATATGCGCTTCGAGGGTGTGCGGAACGCAGAGGAGGCGGTCGAGCTACAGAAGCAGATGGACGCCGAGCTACATGCAGAGCGTATGGCGAACTCGCAGACCCAGGGCGAGTTCATGCGAGAGACGTGGGACAAGGACATGGAAGACCTTGCCGTCGTCAATGCTCAAATCATGAGCATGCACCGAGAGGTCTTCGACGCTATCGGCGCGATGGCCAAGGTGGTATATGACGAGAAGGCTGTGGCGTTCGCAGAGACGTCGGACAGAATCGCAGACATCGACGAAGCGCTGATGGGCGATTTGACCAACTCAGCGAGAGAGCAGCTCGAGCGCGAGAAGGCTGTCCTCGAGGAGCAGTCAGCTGCAGAGAAGGAGGCAGCGCTCGACGCCTGGCGAGCTAATAAGGCAGTCTCGCTCACGTCTGCCATAATCTCGACGGCATTGGCCGTCATCAACGGATTGACAACGGTCCCGTTCCCCGCGGGCATTGTCGCTGCCGCTGCCGCTGGCATCGCTGGCGCTGCGTCAATCGCAGCAATCGCAGCCGAGCAGCCGCCGCAGCTACACTCGGGCGGCATGATACCTGCGGGCCTGTCGGGGCAGTCGATGGCGTCCGACGAGGTCTTCGTGCGGGCCAGGCAGGGCGAGGCTATGCTCTCGCCGCAGGGAGTAGCAGCCGCAGGAGGCGAGCGAGGAGTCGACGCTCTGAACGCAGGCGCAGGCGCGGGTGGTGGCACCGTGAACATCATCAGAGTCGGCCCGCGAACAACGGAGGCAATCATGCACGACACTCTCCGAATCAGCTCGTCGCGACTGTCTCGCGCGTTTGGTAGTGTACGACCACGAGTCGGCAGGCATGATGCGAGAAGCGGGAAGGCATAGATAATGGGAGCGAATAAGACGCCGCCAGTCGGCAAGGACGGGAAGCTGCAAGGCATCGTCTTGCAAGACCCACGCATCCAGCACGGCGCGATCCAGGGAGCGAGGGTCGCCGCGCCATACGGCTCGAGCTTCACGCAGCAGGGAGTCAAGGCGGGCGTGCCAGAGCCGCAGCAGCGCTCAAGTCTAATCCTCAAGGCGAGCGAGACGCAGACGGCAGGCACGTCTTACACAGTCGAGACACGCACGGCGGGACACCCGCTGCCGTCTGATGGCGGGTTCGTCTGGCACGACGACGCAAGCGAGGACACGTTCGGGCCAGAGGGGTACGAGAGGTCGCTTCCTTATGGTCACGACGGCTACCAAGTCATCACCGGGTGGGACGGCGAGCGGCGTTTCCCGAACCCGCTCGACCTGAACGTCGAGGACATGTACACCCGCCCCGATTTAATTCGCCTCCACTTCGGCGACCTGCTCGGTGCGTACTATGAGAAGAGCTTGGCGTCGGGAGACGGCACTCTCGTCGTCGTCAGATACGACCCGAGTACGGGGGTCTGGGAGTCAACGTGGACAAGTCTCGACGGAGCGAACGCAGACGACCGTCCGGTCTCTCTCGTCGCTCTTCCGAGCGGGCGCGTCGTCATGTTCTGGGTCGACGCCAACGCGAACCAAGTCAACGCGACATCGAGCGACGATAGCGGAGCGACGTGGACGAACTACGCGAACAGCGTCTTGAACGATAGCGCCGAGCCTATCAGTGGGATGGCTGTCTCGTATTCTGCGGGCGTCGTGCTGATGCTGACGAGCAGTCAGGTGGGGGCAGCAGAGCCCAGAATGGAGCAGTGGATAAGCTACGACCTCGGCTGTACCTTCGACCAAGTCGGCACCGAGTTCAGCGCGTCGACAGGTGGCTATGGTACGGGCGGTCAGCAGGGGTACTCGCCAACAGTCGAGGGGCTCGACAACGGCATCTTCCTCGTCGGCTACGCAGACCGAGGCAGCGGGCTCGCAGCAGGCAAGGCGAAGTATCGGTGCGGGCCAGTCGACCCGGCGCAGCCTATCTATAGCCAGCTCGGCGAGTACGTCGCCAACGCCGCAACATCGACCGACCTCGTCATTCAGGAGGAGGCGTGTATCTGGACATGGCGAGACGAGGACCGCACCTGCTACCTGCTGGCGAACTTCGGTGGGCAGGGCTACTCGCACACCACCATGACCGCGATCTTCCGCTCCGAAGACAGCGGTCATTCCTGGCTGACATACGCCACGCAGGGCTGTATCTACATGGACAAGGTTCACGCGATGAAGTACGCCGCGAACTCTGTCGGCGGTCGTGCTGTCGTGCTGTCATTCTTCGATTACGACACCTACTACTCAGGCGAGGATGGAGAGGGCGCAGAGACGCATGGCTTCGCAGACGAGGAGCGCATCAGCGTCCTATATCTCGGCGGGCATGCGCGGCAGACGGTCTGCGCTACGCACGGCACCGACGTCTTCAATCCGACCAGCTACATCGGGTGGTCGCCCGAGTCGGATACGACCAGCTCTGCGCTGAAGGGTCGGTGCTATCTGCCAGTCGTACTGCCAGACGATTCGGGATGGGCCGAGCTGACCTCTGGGTCGTCGTCGTCCGCGCTGACTGTTAACGTCGGCGAGTTGACGTTGACGTCGGCAACCGGGACGGTGTCCTACAATATCGCAGAGGCTGCGGGCTACGGCGACGAGCGAGTCAACACCGTCGCCGTCCGGGTTCAGTGCGTCTCGGGCGGCTCGAGGACGACAACGGAGTGCGGCCTGATTCTTCGGGTGACCGACTGCGAGACGACGCCTGGCACTGTCAACGCATCCTTCAACCATGCGGTGAAGCTCTGCATCAACACGACCGGGTTCCGGCTGCTCGACGAAGACGACGGCAGCACGGTCGCCGATGTCGACTTCGACATGACCGATCCGACGTGGATATATGTCGCGCTCGCTGGCGGCAATGTCGCGACTGGAGAGGTCGCGCTTTTCTACGGCAGGGACCACGAAGAGCACGACACCGCTGGAGGGCTAGGTACGCAGCGGAGAGCGCTGACCCCTGCGGTCGCAACCGATGGCATTATCGACCAGACGGGCGGTGGTGGCGGGTCGCTGACGCAGCGCTCTCGACTCGACTGGGGACACGTCAACACAGGCGTGGCAGTTAGCCGGTGGAGCTTCGTCGGCAGCAGCGTCGCTGGGCGAGAGTTCGCTCCGCGTCAGGGGCTCGAGTACGTCGCGAACTGGATCGGCGGGACGACCACCGACCCACAAGTCAGGGTCTCCGCGCTGAACTCGAGAGAATGGCCGACGGTTCCCGCGCTACTCATCGACGGCGTCCGAATCTCTGCTGGCGACGGTCCCGGCAAAGAAGGAGACAAGTGGACAATCGAGCCACGCTATGACTTCGGCATTGAGAATGTCGACACGACCAGCAACGCGAGCCCGCGCGTTCCATGGCGGTCGAGAGAAGAGACGCCAGGCGGCTCGCTGACCGAACAGACAATCGTCTGGAGGCTCGAAGACAAGCACGCCGCGTGGTCGCTCGACTTCGGCAACTTCGCCTTCGGCGTCGTCTTGCTAAACTGCAACTTCAAGTCGGCGTTCCTCGAACGGTACTACTCGGGAGCCTGGCATACACTCGCAGAGCTGGACGCATCCATCGACCTCGACCCGCTGACATACACACGCAACGGGTCCATCATCAGGCCGAACCCGTCGAGCGCTGCGACTGCTCCGAAGTGGCTGCACCGCAACGAGCTTGTGGGTGCGACGCTCGACATGGGGTCGGGCTCTGCGCTCGCGCGCTACAAGCACATCCGCGGCAACACCGAGGGAAGCTGGTACTCGGATGGCTCGGGTACTCTGCCGACTCGGAGCGCTCGGATCATGTACGAGACTTCGGAGCTGTCAGCGGGCGACCCCATCTCGAGCGCTGCTGGCAGCGCTGCTGTCTGGCGACGGAACATGGGCGCGGTCGTGTACAACTTCGACCCGGACGTCACCATCGCCGAGCCTGTCTTGCGTCTTCGCATCCCGGCGCAAGCGAACGCAGACGGCTATTTCCAAATCGGCTCTGTCATCATCGGCGAGGTCGCAGTCTTCGGCCATCAATTCGACCGAGGCCTGTCGTGGCAGACGATGCCGAACGTGCAGGACATCAGTCGACCCGACGGCTCGAGACGACCGCACAATCTCGGCCCCGTTCGACGCGCTGTCCAGCTCGCATGGTCGGAGACTGCAATCGACGCAACGCGCACCCAGGGCGGGCTATCAGACGACAGCGAGACGCTCGCAGGCACCGCGAACAATCCAGACTACGTCGCACTCACCGCATCGGGACGTCCTGTCGCCTCGAGGCATGACACCGTCTCGCTGATGGAAGGCATCGTCAGGCAGACAGGCGGCAGCACGCAGCCCATCGTCTTCATGCCTCGCCTGCCAGTTCAGAGCGGCTCGTCGATGGAGGTCGTGCAGTTCACCGACGACAAGCTGTTCCTATATGGCCGCATCGACGGCGCGCATCAATACGAAGTCGTCCAAGGCAACGAGGGAGTCGATGAGGTTCAGCGCTTAAACACGGTCACAATCACCGAGGAAGTGTGACTTGCCCTTCCTTCCCTCCGAGCTGATAGGCGGCGACCTCGAGTGGCTATTCGACCTCGTCGTCAAAGACCAGACGCTCCGCTTCGCTCGCGTCCCGCTGACTGCGACGATGGATGGAGACGCTCTCGAGTACGTCGGCGGGCTCGAGTTCAGCGAGCAATTCGAGGACGGGATTGATCCGTTCGGGTCGACCCCATCAGAGCGCTCTGTCGAGATAACTCTCCACGCTTCGGTGCTTGTCAAAGTCGCGGAGGAGTTCAGCCGTGGCTATGACTTCGCGGCAGCTAGAGGAAAGCTCTGGTTGTACGAACGCAACTCGGAGACTGCCGTGCTGTTCCTCGATGGCGTCGTTCGAAACGGCGAGTTCGGAGGCATCGAGGAGTCGTTGACATTCTCGCTCGAGGAGGTCTTCGCAGACGATGTCGGCTTGTTCCCTCCGCATCCTGCCAGAATCACCGAGACAACCTGGCCCGCCAGTGTCGAGAAGAGTCGCGGCGAGCGGTATCCGTGGGTCTTCGGGCAACCGGGGTATCAGTACGACACGAGCACCGCCGACACGCCGCATGGGTTCTCGTATCAAGTCCAGATGGTTTCGTATCACGACGCCGGGAGCCACTCGCTACTCATCGCGGGTCACCACATCGAGGCGACCCACGTCTGGATTGCTTGCGACGAGACTGGCTTGCGGGAGCGGTGCGCTGTGACGAACACGGTCGACGCGAACGGACACGCCGTTGCGCTCGCAGAGATGACGAACAACACCATTGGCTCGGGCACGAGTAACCATCCCGAGGTCGACGATTCGTTCTTCTGCAAGTTTCACGACGACGGCGGCGGGCTGATGCACCCCGACGGCTCGGCGATGACTGGCGCGGGAGACGTGCTGCGCTATATGCTGCGCTCGTCGTCGCAGAGAATCGACCGCGGCAGACTCGCTGCCGCTATCCCCAGGCTCAACCAGTACCGCATCGACGTCGCCATCTGTTGTTCTCCCGACAAGCGCTTCTCTCCGTGGTCGTGGGTCGAAGACCATCTGTCCACGATTCTGCCTGTCTCGTGGAGAATCTCGGTCGGCACCGACGGCGGCTGGCATCCAGTTGTCTGGCCCTTCGACACGACCTCCCACGACGCAGTCGCTTCCATCACCGCGACAACCGAACCGAGGTACCACGAGTATCCGTCCCGCTCGTCTGCGATGGTTGCGCCGACAGCGTTCAGAGAGGGGCGCGCATCCTTCTCGAGTCGAGACGATGTCGCGAACCACATCAGCATCGACTACCAGAATGACATCAAGGACGGCATGTATTGGTCAACGAAGACGCTATCAGCAGACCCCGCCGAGCTGGCCGCTGGCAGAGCAGGATCGAATCTCTACTGTCACACCTCGCGAACGCGCTACAGGGACGCGAACAATCTGCCGCTGACCGTGCCCCTTGAGTTGACGTCCGACGTCGTATGGGACGATGCAACGGCGGCGGCGATTCTGTCATGGCGCAGTCGCAAGCATGCGCTCCAAGCTGTTCTCGTTTCGTATACAGTCGACGCGGAAGTTGCTGGTCACCTCGAGCCAGGCGATGTATTGCTCCTGACTGACAGCGAGCTGGAGTTCTCGGAGTACCTGTTCGTGGTCGAGCAGGTAACATGGAGGTCCGACCGCTTCCTGTCGCTGGCGCTTCGCTCGCTGCCTGACGCAGCGCGAGACCTGGCAGGCGCGGAAGGCGAGGAGCATTAACTAGAGGTGCTCGGCGCCGTTCTAGAGTTGACATTGATGATCATAGAAGATCCAGCGCGTGACCCTCGCGCTGTGTAGTAGTGTGGGAGTATGATGAGCATGGAACAACGACTAAAGATCGCCCTTTGGATCGTGCCGATCATCTTCAGCGCTGGCGGGTTCTGGGCGTTGTCTCAAAGCAGCGCAGGACAGACCGCCGATCGCCTCGATAGCTTGGCCGAAGACGTAGCAGCACACCAAGCGCTGAAGGCTCACCCAATCAGCGAGGAGCGGATCAACACTATCCTCACAGAGCAGCGCGCGGTTCGGGCTGAGCAGAAGGAACAAGGCGAGGCCATCGCGGCGATCTGTGCGGCGACTGGTGCGCGCTGTCCCTAATGCCTGAGTTCAGCCGCCGCAGCAAGGCTCACCTCGACACCTGCGATCCTCGGCTGGTGCGACTCTTCTCTGAAGTGATCAAGCATTACGATTGCACGATCCTTGAAGGCCAGCGCAACGAGGAGCGGCAGCGCGAACTGGTCGCGACGGGTAAAAGCCACACGATGTTCAGCAAGCACCTGAAGTCTCCGAGCCTTGCCTGTGATGTGGTGCCGTACCCGGTCGAGTGGAACCGGCGCGGGCAGGAGCGGATGAGGCACTTCGCTGGCTTCGTCTTTGGCGTTGCGGCTCAGCTAGGGATCGAGGGTCTTACCTGGGGTGGCGATTGGGATGGCGATGTCTGGCGCAAGCGAGACGGGCTGCGCGATCAATCGTTCATGGATCTA